GGTGCCGGTGCATGTCGCATGATCTCCGTCCATATCAGATCCAGCTCGTTCAGGCCGCCCGGCAGGCATATCGCGCCGGCTACCAGGCGCCGCTCATCGTCTTACCATGCGGCGGAGGAAAGAGTTGCATCGCGGCCGACATGGCACGCAAGGCGACCGAGCGCGGAAACCGGGTACTTTACATCGTCCATCGTCACGAGCTCTGCGACCAGATTGACCGGACCTTTCGGGACTGGGGCGTGGATATGCACTATTGCAAAATCGGGATGGTACAGTCCGTCTGCCGGCGCGTTAAGAAAATTATTCCGCCGCGGCTGATTATCATCGACGAGGACCATCACGCGCTTGCACACAGCTACAGAAAAATAATCGACGCGTTTCCGCAGGCGCAGCGTATCGGGATTACGGCCACTCCCTGCCGGCTGAACGGCGGAGGCCTTGGAGATGTCAATGACAAGTTGATTATTGGCCCGAGCACGAAATGGCTGATTGAGCACCAATATCTCGCACCATATGACTACTACGCGCCAACCGTGGCAGACATGACCGGTATCCACACAGAGCACGGTGAGTATGCGACCGACGAGATTGTCAAAAAACTCGACCAGTCGAAAATTTACGGCGATGTCATCGGATATTATCGCAAACTCGCACCGGGCCAGCAGGCTATATGTTACTGCGCGTCGGTAGAACATAGCCAGAAAATGGCCGAGCAATTCCGGGCGGCCGGTATCCCCGCCGAGCATATCGACGGGAAAACGCAAAAGGCTGTCCGCAATGCGGCCGTGCAGAGGTTCCGGGATGGGCAGACACGGATTTTGTGCAATGTAGATTTAATCGGAGAGGGCTTCGACGTCCCGGATTGTTCCGTGTCAATTTTACTCCGGCCGACAAAATCGCTGACCGTGTACATCCAGCAGAGCATGCGCTGCATGCGGTACCAGCCCGGCAAGCGGAGTGTGATTATCGACCATGTGGGGAACTATGCGCGGTTTGGTCTGCCGGACATGGAGAGGGAGTGGAGCCTGGAGCCCAAGCCTCGGAAGAAAAAGGTCGCCGCCGCGCTGAAAATCCGTCAATGTCCGAAATGCTTTTACACGCACGAATGGGCGCCGGCCTGCCCACACTGTGGATACGTTTATCCGGTCAAAGGCCGGACGCTGGATGAAATCCGGGATGCCCGGCTGGAGCAGATTAAAGGTATCGTGCTGGATTACACAACGCCGGACGATTGCGGAACCATGGAAGAATTACAGGCATATGCGAAGAATCACAATTATAAACCGGGCTGGGTATTTTATGCAGCTCGAAGAAAGGGATTGATATAACATGCCAAAAATTAAAGACTTAACCGGACAAAAATTCGGAAGACTTACGGTTTTAGGACTTGAAGATATTGTCAAACACAAAGCAATGTGGAAATGCCGCAAACAGAAGACCGATGAGGAGGAAAATCATTTGACTGAAAACGATATTCAAAATCAAATACGCATTGCCTTGTCTCAACATGGTGTTGTGTTCCGGACAAATTCTGGTGACTTCTGGCAGGGCGAGCGCATCTATTATCCGCCGCTGCGCCAAAACATACTTATCAATCTCCGCCGCGTGCAGGGGCTTCCGGCCGGGTTCAGCGACCTGCTCTATTGTGGGTTTGACGGCCGAGCGGGATTTATCGAGGTCAAACGTCCTGGAGGACACATACGCAAAGAGCAGCAGCATTTTCTCATGCTGATGAGCAGCTACGGGTACCCTGCCGGAATTGCGCGGAGCCCGGAGGAAGCACTGAAAATCATACATGGACTAAAATCTCAAAATGAATAAATATGCAGGAGGTACTTATTATGTCGTTTAAAGTTGACCACAGTCAGGCAGGGTCCGGCGAGCTGCCGGAGGGCGAATACGAAGCCATTATCAAATATGCAGGAGAAGATATTACAAAAATTTCCCGCACAGAATATATCAATGTGACGATGATAATCCGCAACGATATTGACCAGCCCTGCAAAAATCGCAGTATCCGGCATAGCATCTGGCACAAAAAAGAGCCGTCCCCCGCCGATATCGCATGTGGAGGATACAGCTCTAAGCAGATACAGTCACTCTCCAAGGCTGTCGGGCTGCCAAATGGCAAGGAGTACGACAACTTGGAGGACTGGTGCGATGACCTTGCGAATAAGCCCGTGCGCATCACCGTTGAAAAGGAGGAGTACCAGGGCCAAACGCACTCACGGGTGCGGTGGGTAAACGAAAGCAAAGCCCTTCCCTGCCGGCACGTCTGGCCGAACGATGAAGATGTTTCGGTGGCAGACGATGACCCGAAACCAAGCAATGATTTCCAGGAAGTAAAATCATCGGACGAGGACCTGCCGTTTTAAGGGGTGATATTTTTGTATGAGTACATACCCACCGACCTGCGAGCCGTGAATAACTGGTGCTGCTGGCGCGCCGACTCCGACCCTGGCCGGCCGGGGAAAATCAAAAAGGTCCCCATCAACGCCCGCACCGGCGGCGCTGCACAAAGCAACAACCCGGATACCTGGTGCGATTTTAATACCGCGGTCACGGCGGCCGGCAAATATTCCGGCATCGGCTTTATGTTTTCGGGCAGCGGCTTTTTCGGGGTCGATATAGACGGCGTGGAGGGCGCTATTGAGGACTACCGGCACGGTGAGACAGACAATATCGTCGCGGAATTTATCCACACACTACAGAGCTACGCCGAATATTCGCAGTCCGGGCACGGAATACATATCATCTGCCGGGGCAAGCTCCCGCCTGCCGGGAGACGGAAAAACAACGTCGAGATGTACGACAGCGGCAGATTTTTCATCATGACCGGGCGTCCGGCGGCGGAGTATGCCGACGTGCGCGACTGCACCGAAGCGATTAAGCCGCTGCACGAAAAGTACATCGGCGGCGGGACAGAGCCGTCCACGGGCGTCATATCGCCCGGGCCGCTGAATCTGTCCGAAACAGAGGTAATTCAGCTCATCGAAAACTCCAAGCAGGCTGACGCCTTCCGCGCGCTTTACTCCGGGCAGTGGGACAAAATCTATACGTCGCAGTCGGAAGCTGACCTTGCGCTCTGCAACATGCTGGCGTTCTGGTGCCGCTGCGACGAGGGCCTGATGGACAAAATTTTCCGCGCGTCCGGACTCATGCGGCCGAAGTGGGACCGGAAACAGGCGGGCACGACATACGGAAAAATCACGCTGTGCAAGGCCATCCGTGACTGCCCGCGTGTCTATGAGCCGGCGGCGAAATACCAGATTACAATCGGGCAGCCGGCCGCGAAACCTGCGCAGAAGAAACTCTATTCGTTCGACGACACCGGCAACGCCGAACGCCTGACGGATACCTTCGGAGACCGAATCAGGTACAGTTACGTCAACAAGTCCTGGCTATACTACGACGGCCGGCGCTGGGTACTTGATATCACTGGCGCGATTAAGCGCATGGCGGACGAGATTGTGGAGGCCATGCGGGGCGATGAAAACTACTACGTCAAAAATGCTCCCGAGGACCAGGACAGCGACGCAGCGGCCAAGGCATTTGAAAAGCATCTGAAAAAGTCGCGGTCCAGCGCCGCGAAAGAGGCAATGGTGAAAGAATCGCAGCACAGGGTACCTATTACTCCCGACGAGCTGGACCGCCACACAGACCTGCTCTGCACGCCGAACGGCGTATTAAATCTCCGCACCGGCATGCTCGGCAAGCACGACCGCGGGCTATACATCACCAAAATCACGCACTGCGAGTACACCGACAAGATCGATCATCCGCTGTGGGACCAGTTTCTAAATGATATTTTCAATGGTGACCGGGACTTAATTCATTTTGTGCAAAAAGCTGTCGGGTATTCTCTGACCGGCAGCACACGGGAAGACTGCGCATTTTTCTGCTACGGTACCGGGCGCAACGGGAAATCAACTTTTTTGGAAACTATCAGCAACGCTCTTGGTGACTACGCGATAAATATCCAGCCCGAGACCATCATGATAAAGCCGACCAGCTCCGGCCCGACATCGGATATCGCGCGCCTCAAAGGCGAACGCTTCGTGACCTGCTCCGAACCGAATGAAGGCGTCAGACTCAATGAAGGACTGCTCAAACAGCTTACCGGTGGTGACCGAATCACGGCAAGCCGGAAATACGAAAATGAATTTGAGTTCGTTCCGGAGTTTAAACTCTGGATGGCCACAAACCACAAGCCGATTATCCGCGGGACCGACGTCGGCATCTGGTCCAGAATTCGCCTGATTCCGTTCACCGTGCGGATTCCGGATGAAAAGACTGACCGGAATCTGAAATATAAACTCCGAAAAGAATTATCAGGAATTTTGAAGTGGGCGGTCGACGGCTGCCTGATGTGGCAGAGGGAGGGATTAAAAATGCCCAAGGCGGTCGCGACGGCCACAGCGGAGTACCGCTCGGAAATGGATATCATCGGGGCGTTTATCAACGCCTGCTGCATTGATAATCCGAACGGGATGGAACAGGCAAAGGATTTATTCGCCGCCTATGCTGCCTGGGCAAAGGAAAATAACGAGTTCGAAATGACTGCGACAAGATTCGGGCGTGAGATGAGCAAACGGTTTGAGAAAAAGCATACTCGCGGCGGATGGTTCTATTTTGGAATTTCGTTGACGGACGAATCACGTCCGTATCAGGTAAATTTCAAAAGCGTGTGACGGGACGTGACAACTTCGACGCGTTTTCCCTATACTTTTATATATATATCTATACCCTCGCTATACGAAAGTATATAGAGAAACCCGAATATACGTCACATCCTGTCACAGAATCAGAAGGCTTAATGGTTTAAAAGAAATATCAGAAAATCTGAAAGGAGAAATAATCTATTATTGATTTATCCGCCTCAGGCGGGAAAGGAGAAGAAGATGGAGAGATTAAAAAACAAGGGACATTTTAAGAAAACGTTTGGGCTATATTACGAGCCATATTATCATGCGCTTTGCCAAAAACTTTGCGATATGAAACGCAGATGCAATAGCCCAAGTAACCCGTCTTATTATCTTTATGGCGCTAGAGGAATTAAGGTTTGTAGCGAATGGTCAGATCCACAAAGTGGGCATGCAAATTTTTATAGGTGGGCTATGAAAAACGGTTACCAAAAAGGAATGAGCATTGAAAGAATTGATAATTCGCGCGGATATAGCCCGCAAAATTGCAAGTGGGCTAACCCCAAAGAGCAAGCGAATAATCGAAGAACGAATCACCGTCTTACCGTAGGGAAGATAACAAAAACAGTATCTGAATGGGCAGAGTTTTTTGGAATTTCCAGTGATACGGCGCTTGACAGATATGAACGAAATTTGCCGTTTGAGCAAATATTTCATGATGGGAGATTACTAAGAAGAAAAAAACCTGACGAAATCCCGCATTGGATTGACGCTGAAAGTGAAACACCAGAAATTGGGCAGAGAGTATTACTTTATTTGCCAGACAAGGAAGATGACATTCGCGCGGGAAAATATCTGGGAGATGGAGATTACAGAATTGGCATGAAAGTTTATCGCGGATATGAAATAGGCGCGTGGCAGCCGCTTCCCGCCGCGCCGAAGGAGGAAAAGTGATGCGAATGTATCTGATTTGCCTAAAATGCAAAAAGCCATATAGCATCCCATATTGGGCCATGAACCATATGACATACCGGGAATACAGCTACTGCGATGAGTGCTACAAGCAAAAAGTTGGGAAACCGCGCGGCCTGTTTGCCCGGATAATGACAAGGAGGCGCCACGATGGACGCTAAATATCTTGCAGAGATTAAGACACGGGCGCAGGAGGCGAAAGCGGAGAAGCAAAAAGGCAATGACCTTGACTGCGCGTGCTTATCGTGGGCGATTGTGCTTAACGATCTTCCCGCCCTGCTTGCCGAGATGGAACAGAACGAGCGAGATAAAGCCGCACAGTATATGGAAATTGTACGACTGAGAGAGCAGATTGCCACGCTGAAAGCCGATAAGAAACGTGCAGAAAAGGCGCTGGAGCTTGCTTGCCGGTACCACAGATTCGACGATTTCAAAACGGTGCGCTCCGAAATAGAATTTTTCGCCCAGCAGGCGCAGGAACAGGAGGCAGAAAAATGAGCGAATCTCTTACGCCGCTTGAAGCGGCTGAAAAGCTGGAAAAATTATTGTTCTTTTGGAAATATACTTGCAAAAAAGATGATGGCGTTTTGAATTATATTAAGGCAATGAAACTTGCTATCTCCTGTCTTCGTGCCATCGCCGCAGGAGAGTATAAGCGGGTGGTGCACGCTCACTGGAAGGAAGTCGAACCCGGCCACGATGTTTTGTTTGAGTGTTCACATTGTGGAAGAATCATTTCCACAAGTTGGGGTAGCTGCGAAGATGAGGACACACATGGAAGCAACGGATGTGACCCAACGGAAGAATGGTTGACCTGCCCGACATGCGGCGCTCGCATGGATAAGGAGGCGATTTCCGATGACGCTTGACTGTCAGGCGCTGGTACATCTGCTCCATAATCTGGAATATACAGGTTGGCCATATCATGGCAGCTATTCGCAATTTCAGCAGGAGCTCAACGATTACATCAAAAACCAGCGGCGGCCGTTTACGCTGGGGGATGATAAAAAAATTCTAAAGTCGAATGATTTGCATGAAACGGCAAAAATAATCGATAGACCGTATGGTTTGGTGGCGCAGCGGCGAGAGATGTTGGAGGAGCGAAAAACCCGGAAGCCGTACACCGGCTATGAGGATGAAATAATCCTCACGACGAAAAATCTTAGGAGCGCAGCGAAACTGATGAAGCGCGATTATACCGCTGTGTGGCAGCACAGGAGGAGATTGCTGAGGAGGCGAGCGCATGTACGTCCCACGGTACATAAGCCTGCCGAATGACGTTTACCGCAACGCAGTCAATATTTCAAAGAGCTACTACGCGATGCTGCGGCGCCGCCATGAAATTGAGGATGAGATTATCCAGGCATCCCATCCGCCCGATGGGCAGCCGGGCGGAGGCGGACCGGGCGACCCGACGGGACGAAAGGCTGAGAGAATCATTCAGCGGCAGG